GCCTCAGAGCAGCCCTTGCCAGTCGCCCCTATTTTGTAGTGCCGGTTCGATTGTTTCGCCCGCTCGGTGTGCTCGGTCAGGTGCAGCCCGGCCCGGTAGTCCACCAGAATCGATGGCCAGCACCCCGTTGCCTCGTGAATCATTTCAATCTCATCATGAAGCTGGAATGGGTTGATGTAGGCACCGGCACCGAGAACTAGCCTAGTCTTGGGATTCACCCACCCCGTAGGTAGCTGTTGGTTCACGTACTTCTTCCCCTTGTAGTACACGGTGTGACCGGCATTGACCGCGCCCGTCCTTACCGCGTACCGGATATCGCGCCGCTCACACAGTGCCGCCGCGACCATGCCCTTCGCCTCACTGCCGTACTGCGCCCCCTGCACTATTACTATTGGCGTTCTGCTCATTTTCTTCCCTTTCCCTTTCGTTGTCTATGTTGGCGACCCACTGCGCTGCGACTGCGACCACCTGAACTAGCTCGGATCTCAAAGCCATGAGCGATGACGTCCGCTGGCGAGAAAGTCTTGGTAGGCGCGATACTTCCGCTTCTTCCTGTGCGGCCTCCAGCACTTCGCGCATCAGAATCTTTGCTACCCGTCCATGTTCCCGCGACATAGGACCGTGTAGGTGTCGTGATCGCACCACTTCCTGATTGACTTCCTTCTCGGTTAACATCATTCCACTCCAGTTCTGCCCATGCGGCAACTTTGACTAGGTCCTGCGGGTCGCGCCTGACGTGATACCGCACCACCTTGTAGACTATCTCGCCCAATGCGTGCGGCAAATTTTTGCATATTTGCCGTAGTGCGGTGTTGTAACCCTTGTTGCCGCCCCGGTCAAGAATGCCCTGCACTGCCTCCCGAAACTTGTTACCTGCGGGGTCCACGTGGTATCCCCCGGTCCCGGCGCTTGTCTTTCCGCTTCTTTTTGCGGCATTCCTGACAGCGCTTGGGCGGTGTGAATCCTTTGTCGTCAAAGAACGCCTGCTCGCCAACCGTGAACAGGAACATGCTGTCGCAGTCCTTGCAATGGACTTCTAGGTCCTGATACTGCTTGCCGCCAATCGTCTGTGTCATAGCCAGTCCTCCTCTTTGGTGTCCGGGAACACCAGCGTTGCGATGAAAGGGAAATTAAGGTCGGCACCGCTGACGTCCACGTTGTTGAGTTCAGCGTTCTGGCGGCAATCCATGATCTGCATGTGGAAGCAGTCTGGTACGGTTTCTTCCGGTCCACGATAGCACAACGCGTTCATCTGGACGAGGAATGCGGTGTCGGCGAATCCCGCACGCTTGACCAGTCCGGTGCGCTTGTCGTCTATGTACTCGTCCTTCATTTTATGGAGTAGGATAAGATTAGTGACACTCTGGTCATACGCCATACGGATAAGTTCTCGGTATTCCGCGTTAACTGGACCATAATGGTGCGGTTTGACGTGGTCAAGCTTACCGAACCTAGCCATACGGAGTAGTTCCCAAACTTCAGTAGCGTTGTCGTAAACGATAGTCCGTGCCTCGCCAAGAACCGCCTTATACGCCTTAAGAACCTGTTGATAGGCACGGTCCGCCTCTTTCGCTGCCATCTGCGGAGTGAGTTCCTTAAGCTCCTGAATGTTGACCGGGATGTCCTGAACCCAAATCTCTTTGTCGGACTGGAACTTCTGGACCACGCCGTCAAGGCCGACGTCCAGATTGATGACGGCTACTGGCTCTGGCCCGCTTAACGCGAAGTGACTCTTGCCGGACTTCTCGCGGGCGTCGATTGCCATGATTAGGCGACGCTTGACGTCTTCGGCGGCACGTACGAATCCGGCCTGCTCGAACTTGTTACCTGCACCTGTCCTATTTAATCCACCCCTTAGATTTGGCATGATTCTTGAGCATCCTCCAGTTGTCGTCTATCTCTAATTGCGTCCACTCCAACCTGAACTGCTTTACCTGCGGCCCTGACTCCCGGTAGTTCCCGTTCACGTAGAACACTCTCAACTTGGCCCACGTCACCGTCAACATCTTACAATAAGCTTTGATTTGGACGAGCCAGTGCCAGAAGTCTGGGTCAAGCGGCCTATTGCTGCTCCTCCATGTGGCCTTGAACTCCTCAACGCAACAATCAACCGTATCGAAGCCATCGGGAGTGCCATAAATCCCATCAAGACAAAGCTGGCCGACAGGCTGGTACCGGTCATCAGGCAGAGCATGAAAGCCAGAAGTGACCAGAGCGTTTCGGATGGCATCCTCCCATGCCCAGCCGACGCTTGCGTAGGTCCCAAGCCTCTTGCGCTCTTCCTTGGATAATTCATCGTATGGCCTCCGCTGGCCCGGCTTAAGTATTGCGTTCTCAATGTCCCGGATGATGTTGGATACGTGAGCAGGTGAGACGGTGCGTGGAACAGCTGGCAGCTGATTGAGTACCAGCTGTTCCACGTCGTCGGAGGTTAGTTCGACAATTCGCAAGCGGCTAACTTGTCAGCCTGCGGACTCGACTGTCGTGCCGTCAAACGCCCACCCGTAGTCGTCGCGCCCCAAGAAGTCGGGGTCGGCGAGCAACTGCAGGATGCCGCTCCGGTTGGCGTTCCCCGCAAGGTGCTTGAAACTTGCACCAGCGATGGATGCCTTCTTGATGGAGCCGTTCTTGTCTTCGAGCACTTGCAGCAGGATTCCGGCGGCCTCATCGCTGAGGTCGTCAGGTGCGGGCTGAGCAGCTGCCGCAGTCTGACGGGCAGCCGGGGTCGGGGCTCCACCACGGGCAGGCGGTTTGGCCGCCGTCTTGGCCGGTGACGCTGGCTTCGTCTCCCATGGCAGATGGTTGATCTTGGTCACAATCGCCACGGTCCTCTCGTACCCCTGAGAGTTCACGTTCTGGATTGCGCCGCCGCGCTTCGGCTGCGGAATCCGGTTGATGTGGCAGGACATGCCGTCCATTGCCGACACATCGCCGTCGCCGAATTTGTCTGCCGGGAATCCCTGCTCGATAACCGACTTGAGCAGGATGGCGCAATTGGTGTTGGAGTTGAGTCCCTTCGCCCCGGCGACCGACACTGCGTGCGTGCCATCCTCGCTCGGAATGAAGCGGCTCAGGTCGCCTGCGCTGTAGTACTGCGCCGACGTCTCCTGCTTGCCTTGGTCCTCGTATTGCATGGTGACGAGCAGGCACAACGCAGGCTTGTCTGCCGCCCCGTCGTAATCCCACTCAACGAACCGGCATTCGGTGAACAGCACGTCCATGTCGTCCAGCAGCCCGCCCTGTGAGAAATCCTCAGGATTCAGACTGGCAAACTGCTGGTCTCCGCCTACCGCCGCGCCGTTGGCCCTGCCGCCCCTCGCTTGTGCTGCCTGCGCCGGGGCTGCACGTCTTGCCGGTGCCGCCGCTGGTGCTGGCCTTCTTGTAACTGCCATAGTGTTACCCTACCTTTCGTGTTTTGAATTTGTGTGGCGTCCACTGCCCACACTATACTACTACAGAGATTGACGAGCCGTCAATGGTATCTTGACAGGCTCCGGAACCATCGTTGACTTCCTACACGCCGCCGTGAACCAGCGCGGCATGAAATTCTTGTACTTGTTCAGGAACCATTGCCAGTTGTCATCGATAATGAAAGTTTCACACCAGTCATCGGCGCTACGCACGCCACGTCCTGCCATTTGGACGATGGACTGCGCAGCGACGTAGGCGAAAAAGTCCTTATCCCGTTCCTGTCGAGCCTGAAGCACTTTACTTCGGCTGTCGGGGAAAGGAACTTTTCCAATAATTTGGTATCGGCAGTCGTCGCCGGGGAAGTCGAATCCTGTCCCTGCGCTGGGGGACACAAGTATCGTGCCAGCCCCGGATTCTCGGAACCTTCGCACAGCTTCTTGTAGTCCACCGGCGTCATGGCAAAGCATTCGAGAACTGTATTCGGAGTATCTAAGGATGTAGTCGCGGCGGCTGTACGAGACGGTGTGGATGATGCCTTTCCTGTCGAGTCGTTGTCTAATGATGGCGTCGATTTTGGCGACCCACTGTCGGGCAGAGCCGGGGTCCATGTCATAGCGTACCCGCACAGTAGGAACCCACACAACAGCCCGATTAGAAACAGGGAAGCTGCTTGGATACTCGATGAACTCATAGTCTTCATTTTTGACTCCTAGCAATTCAAGTGTCTTAGGCCGGATAGTTGCGGAGGTAAGTACAACCTTCGGTACATTGAGGAATAGGGCAGCCTCCGCGTACGCCCCCGGCCACACAGGGTCGAATCTCACCACCCGCCTTCCGCGTCTGTCTCTTGCTTCTTCGTTTACCCACTCGCCTTTCACCTGCGCTATTCCTTCCAGTCTCCTGTTGAGGTCTTTCAATTCTCGGAACCTGCTGAGTCCCTTCCGGTTGTTCGACACTCCCATCCGTATCTCGCTGCTCAACTGCTCGATCTTGCGTCCGCATTCTTGTGCTAGAGTTCCTGCCCATGTTCGCCATTCCTCCATAGAGGACGTGCTGCCTGTTGGCCAGCCTCTTCCAAGTACTCCTTCAATTTCCCAAAATCCAACTTCAATAGCGAGGTATCCTCCAAGCTCGTCAATAGCCGCGTGAGCCTCATCAAGAACAAGGCGGCCTCGCTGCCCAAGAGGAGGTCCGCCTCTCTCCCGCTCATTGCCGTTAACGGCGAGCCAATAGGAGTAGTTAGTAACTGTAAGAGGCGATGAGGCTGCGGTCCGCCTTGTATCAAAGTAACTACATCCTGCTTCAGCGTAAGGACACTTCCATCCGGCCAGACAAGGTCCTTCGTCACAAGAAACGAGTTCTTTAGTTCTGGTAAAAAGCCCATCATTCGCCTCCTTGCACGGATAGTTGCTCATGCCCCGGATGTCCACCAGTCCCGATTCTGAGAAGTCTTCTATCAGCTGCGATTGCAGCCCCTTGGTGCTGGTCAGGAACACTGTCGGGTCCCCCAGCACGCCCGCCGTCATGTAGGCCAAGCTTTTCCCGAATCCTGTCGGCATTCCGAGAACGATGAAGCGCTTGTCCGTGTCCAACACCCGCAGGACGGCTTCAGCCTGTCCCTTGCGCCACACATCGAACTTTTCCGGCAGGCCGATGAGATTTGGTGCGGGCAGCGCATTAGTCGTGTGCATAGAGTGTCAGTATACCACTGGGATTGACGACGTGTCAATCTGTCTCGTCTATCGGCAGTCGTGCGCCCCGGTTCAGCTCTTTCCACAGCCTACCCCACCGCGTGTCAAATTCCATCTCGCGTCTGTACTTGATTGCCTTGTCCGTTATCCGTGTCGTTCGTAACTGGAACTCGCCTAGAAGGTCGCGTACCCCGCCAAGGTCCCCGGCCCGCGTCAGCACCCCGATGCTCTCGTCCAGACCTTGGAATATGTCCTCAAGCTGTCGGTGGCGCGACGACTCGCTTACTATCCGGTCCCGCTCGTCTGCCTGCTCCATCAGCGTTATCATGTCGCGTGTCGGATTCTTTATCCTCAGCTTCACGCTGTGTATGCTCTCGCGCAGCAGCGTCCTGTACATGTCGCTGTGCGTCTGCCACCCAAACTGTTTTCTGTGCTGATCGAACAGAATTGCGTACATCCGCAGTTCACTGGACGAGATTTTGCACCCTATCGGGTACTCCAGCCTCTCGCCCTCGCCCTGAAACTGTCCCTCTCTGTCGCGTGGCTGCGTGTGGTGCCTGCCGCCGTTGCTGCGTCCGTCCATTGGGTCCTGCCCCCTTGTAGACCGTTAACGGTTAACCCCGTATTCCGGGTTACCCAGATTTTTTCTTTTCCGGTGCCGGTACTAGTACTACACAAATTAGCCCGGTGGGCTGGCGCTGCGTGTCCCACCGGGCTAATAGTCTACTATGGGGATTGCCAAGCTGTCAACTACGCTTGATTAGCGGTTGGCTTAGTGTTTGGACGCGGCCAAGGCCCTCAATGCGCCCTGTTTGTCCTTGAGCATCTGTTGCATCAGGCGCGGCAGCTGATTGAACGTCATTTCGCCTGCCTTCACTTTCTTGAGCATGCTGTAGTAGCGGGCGTCGTGCCCCTGCCGGAAGCGGCCCGTCACTTTCTCGCCGCACCCGTCAAGGCAGTCGTTGAGCGTCTTCGGTGCCTTGGCCACCTTGGCCTTGGCCGCCTTGCCTGCTTTCTTTTTGTCCGTCTTGGTCTTTGCCGCGCCCCCAAGGGGCAATCCGGCTGTACGTTCTGTCATGGCGCTTGTCTCCTCTTCGTCTTGTCTTTCTGGATTCGGCCCTACGCCCGTCCCGCCCTTCGTCGTCCAGCGCGTGACGTCGCGTCGGTCCTCGTCCAGCCGTACCACTGGTGAACCGGGTGACCAGTACTGCACGCCACCTGATTGCACCAGCCGTATTTCCTGCCCTTCCCGCGTCGTAAAACTGCGTTCCTTCTCCGCGTGGTCGAGCACCACTGCTACCGTTCCGGGTCCCTTGCGTATCAGCGTTCCCGGATAGCGTCTGCCCGTCGAGAGCACCAGCTGGAACCGCTCTCCCGGTTCTAGTAGCCTTATCGGGATTTCGCGTACGCGCCTGTTGTCAATCATGAGTGTATCACAGTTGTCGTCAACTGTCAAGGTTGAAAAGTCGGTCACGGTTGGTCACCTTGCCAATCTTGCAAGCATTTCAAGACCGATTGCCCAAAAGATGTAGCTGAGGAGGGCGAAAACGCTTACCCTCCACAGCCACCGGGCGAACGACGCTGCACAGCGCTGCCCGAATGTGAGCACTGGCCTATAGTCCTTCCACCGTCACGCGGATTTGGTTCGGTGCCCCCGCCGCGAAAGCGGATTTTTTTACGTACAGCTGGCCGATCTTGTCCGCTTCGGTCTCGTTTGCGTGGTCCTCCGCGTACCGGACTGCGCCTTTCGTGACCTTGTCCTGCGTCATGCTGACTGTGAAGCTGGCCGCCTGCGCAGAAGCCTGCGCCCCTTGCTCTTTCGGTTTTGCCATGGTGGTGCTCCTTAACACGGTTTTGATTGACCGGGCTTGAGACCGGCCTGCCGCGTTAACGGAAGGAGGCTGGCGATAGGACAGAAGGTTTGTCGTGTCCGGCCCACGTCCTTCTGATTACTGGAAAACCTATCACTACCTCCCTCCGCCTCTCCGCGCAGAGAAGACCTTAGCAGTTGACGCAGTAGTGAATCGGTGGTCGCGGCACAGGTCGTGTCGATGGCCCCGGATGGCGCACTGCGTAAATCGTCGCCAGCGTCAGCACAAATGCTAGCATCGTCGTGGTCGTGTAGTACATTGCGTGTGTCCTCCCTTTCCTGTCTTATCTTGCGAACAAAATCGACGCCCGCTCGTCCAGACGGTGGCCGTAGCGGTAGACGTCGGGCGGCTCGTGCCTCGTCAGCCTGTCGTACTGCGCCTCAAGCCTTAGTCTGCGTGCCTTCCTGTCGGCCAGCACTTGTCGGGTCCGGCCACGACGCGGGAGCTTGCCCAGCCGCGTCTCGACCCACAGCCGCTTGTCGTCCTCAGGCGACAGTTGTGTGTTGTGAAGCTTCATGGCCGGTTCCTCCTCATGCGCAGCGAGCCTACCGCCACGTGGAGCGCCCAACGTTGACGCGGACTCAGCACGCCGTGCAGCGTTGACTGTTGGTTCTTGTCCCAAGCAAGCAGCTGGTCGATTTCGGCTGCCGCGTCCTCTTGCAAACTGAAGGTGCGTGCACCGGGCACCTTCAGTTTGCCAGCCTTCGGTGGCCAGCCAGTAAGCTTGACAGTGCGCGTCACGGCAGCACCGTCTTGCTCTGCGCCTCAATTTCACGCAGCGCACGTCTTACCGTGTCCTCTTCAAGTTGCAGGCTGTCGGCGATGGCGTCAACTGCCCAGCCGCACCGTGCTTCCTCAGCGACAGCCGACTTGATGGCCGTCCACTCCTCGTGCCGCTTGCGTGAGTTCTCGCGCCTGATGAACCCGCCAAGCTGCGTGCTGCCCCACGTGCCTGTTGCTGTGTCTCCCACTGTTTCCTCCTTGTGTCCGAGACTTGGGACTCGGACCGTGGTTTACCGGGCGGCATCGGGAACTTGCCCCTGCCGCCACGTCCCTCGCCCGGTTCAGGCTGCCGCTGTCGCCCGCAGAATCGGCGCATTCGGCGCAGTCGTGCCACGTGTTAAAAGGACCGAGCGGGCCGCCTTGACTGCCGCCTGCTCTGCCGCACTGGCCTTGCCTTCCTCGACCCGCAGCACGAAGCCACGGAATCGTTGGTCGTGCCCTTGTGCGAAGTGGCCGCGCACCTTGGTCTTGCAACCGCACAGGCAGCTATTGGTCTTGCGAGCTTCGTTGGCTTGTTTGCGTTCTTTCGTCGTCATCCGTGTCAGCCTCCCAGCTGATAAAGCCAGTTTATCATACCCTTGTCTGGGTGTCAAGTTACCTCACTGTTACAGCAAGTGACGTAACGGTTAACAGTGACACGGCCTAGGTGGCGAGGGTCGAGACGACACGGTCAATCGTCGTATTCGTAGCTTTGGCGATACGTCGCGCCACGTTTACCGTCAACCCTCTTTTGCGGTTTACGACACGTGACAAATGCGGCAAGGCTATCCCGCTCAATCGGGCAAGTTGCCGCAGGCTGACACCCGGTGCCAGCTGTTGTAGGCGTTTTGGCGTTCGTGTGCTCATGGTCCAATCGTACCACGCCTGCCCGGCAATTGTCAACTAGACAACGCTTGACAGTTTGCTTAACTGTGCGCTACGCTTGGGCATGGCCTCAAGAGCACAACAGATGACACAAGCGACAAGTGAGTCGAACGAAAGCGAACGCGCGAAGCGCGGGAGCTTTCCATGGGAAAGACAAGACGGCGAGAGCGTTCAAGCGTTCGCTCGCTTCCTCGTCTACCGCGATACGGAGCCGACGGACCGCAGCCTACGGAAGGTGGAGGAGACTTGCGGGATAAGCGGCACACTCGTCAGCCGATGGAGTAAAAAGTGGTCGTGGGTTAAAAGGGCTGTAGCGTACGACTCGTGGAAACTTGAGTTAAGTGATGAGTTGGGCAAACACGGCGCACTGGTACACCGACGCAAGCTCGTTCGCTTTGGCTCGGCTTCACTCGACAGGGCGCTCAATTCGCTGAACAAAATGAAAGTCGAATCGGTTGACGACGTCGTAGCGCTAGCTGAAGCGGGCGACCAACTGGCACGGCGTGCGCTAAACTTAACTGAACCGACAGCAAAAGGCGGGCCAGCCACCGTCGTGCAGGTCGGCGTCGCTTGGCCGGGCCAAGGCGGCCCAGCTTGGGCCAACCGAATTGAGCCAAACGTAACTCAACCGTTAATAGAACAGAAGCCAAATGAAACGAAGAGCGAACGAAATATAGTAGTATCATGCGGCGAACAAGTAATCGCCGAGGGGGTTGGCACAGCGGCGCGAACGCGCGTGACACCTTCCGGTTCACCGGATAAACCAAATTGTGTAGACGCAACGGCCGTTAGGCCGGTACGTTTAATAGAAAAAGTCGTCAAGTCTCCCGATCGGGTGAAAGTTTAGTGGACTTCCACGGCCAAGCCAGTAGTATGTCGCCAAACGTGGGTCCCCCGCTCGTCATTACCATCGACGGGGTCCACTATCCGATTGGCAAGCCGCCGTCGATCAAACAGTGGGCATTCATAGAGCGCGACGAGCAGGAGCAACTTTACGGCGGGTCGAAGTCGGGTGGTAAATCGCGCGGCATCTGTGCCAAGCTGATTACGCTGGCGACCGAGTTTCCGGGCAACCAGCTAGGGCTATTCCGGCAGAATTTGACCGACCTCAAAGGCAGCACACTTGTCACGTTCGAGCAGACGTGCCCCAAGCAGCTTATCCTAACCCACCACAAGACCGACAATTACTTTCTGATTCGCACCAAGCACCCTGACTACCCGTCGCGCATCTGGTATGGCGGCCTTGGCGGCAACGAGGGCGATTTCGAAAAGGCGAAAGGTAAAGAGTACGGCGCATTCGCGATTGATGAGCCGTCCGAGATCGACCGTGACACCTACCTGCAGATGTTGGCCCAATTACGCTGGACGTTGCCTGAGGGTATCGGGTTCTACGACGCCGAATCCAACTGTTGGCGGCCCTCTTATCAGGCCATTCTAGGTTCCAATCCTGAACCCGGCTGGGTCGAGGAGCATTTCGGGCACCTGATTAACGTCGCAACCGAGCGTGAGCCAATCGTGACTGACCGCTCGCGTGTCTATATTATGGCGCTGCCGAAGGACAACCCGTACAACCCGCCGAATTACGAGCAGAAGATGCGCGAGCAGCCCGACATTCCGCAGTCGTGGATTGACAAGTACATGAGTGGCTCATGGAAGGCCAGCGAAGGCTTGGTGTTTAAGGAACTGGATGAGGCCACCCACTGTATCAAGTGTCCTGACCCCAAGTTCCTGTCGCAGCTAACTTTGGTTGGCTCTCTTGATCACGCCTCCACCGGTATTGTCTGCTTCTGCATCAACGGCATTGATTCGACCGGCAACGTGTTCGCCCTCGCCTCCTATTATCATAAGAACCGCCTGATTTCGCAGCATTCGCAGGCGATACGTGATATGTGCGACGACTGGATGCGGCTGGTGGGCCGCGAGGACACGTGCAAGGCCAAGGCCAAGTACGACCCGCAGGTGCACTGGTCCATGACCGGCTTTGAATATATACTGATCGACCCTTCGACGCAGCAGAAGACCTTGCAGAACAAGAACGAGCTTTGGTCGGCTCAGGACATGTACCAGAGGGAAGGCATTCCTACGCAGGCGGCGTGGAACGCGGTCGATGCCGGTGTCGCATTGATGCAGGAGTACATTCATCCTAAGCCTGCCCACCTACATCCGATCACCGGCAAGCGCGGTGCCCCCAACTATTTCATCGTGCGCGAGTTCAATCGCGAGGGTATCAAGGAAATTGAGGGCTGGAAGAAGACGATCACGATCAACAAGTCCACGCGCTACGTCGGCCCCGACCACTGGATTGACAACCAGCGCTACATCATCATGTCGCGTCCGGAGCCGCCCAAGTCCTTTAGTGTGCCGGAGAACACGACCGACACTCACACGGCCAAGGCCAACGCGACGCTCGATAAATTTCTATCAACATTTGGCAAACCGCCGAGCGACAACCAGTGGTTCGAGGGCGGTGGCAAGTCCAAGGGTAACCAGTGGTTCCCGAACTTATAGGAGGAGCGTGATGCCAAGTAGGAGCCGGGCACAGCAACACTTGATGGGGGCGGCGTACGCGCGTGCCAAGGCTGGCCATCCCCGCGCCACCGACCCCAAGATGCCAGTCAACAAGCTTCGCGATTTTGCCGCAACCAGTACCAGTGGTCTACCCGGTAGAGTTCAACCGGCCAGAGGCTACGGCAAGGGACCGGTAAGCTAGTCATGAACGCCAACGACAAGACTGTTTATTCGAAAGGAGCACAGGACCAAATGTCAACTAAGCCTATGTATCCGGTGGTGCCCATGGCCTCGCAGGGTATCGCGGGTAACGATTCGAGGCACAACAAGCGCGACGCCAATAGCGGTGGCGGCCCGGCGATGCGAAATCGCAAGCGTGTCCCCATCGCTCAGCGTGGCGGTCACGGCCATTCCGGCCATCAGCACACAGCCGGTTCAGCGTCGGGCAGTCCGAGGGCGACAGCCGGTAATCCGGCCAGCCGTGGCGGCACCCCGAAGTCCTTTCACCCAGACCGCAATAACCCGAATCAGGGCGGCGGCGTCCAGACCGACCCGCGCCATCGTGGAATGCAGCGGCAATTCGGCAAGAGCGGCCAACAGGGCGTGCCCACCTACCCGCACGCGAACCCGCAGCCGGGCAAGGGCAATACCGGTGGCCGCATGCACAAGCGTGTCGCAGGCCACTTCACCAACAAGACCAAGGGGGCAGGTGGAGGATTCGGCGCTCCCCCTGTATCGCTTGAAACTTGATGCATGCCCGCCTATACATTCCCGGTTCCGTCGACGCTATCGCCTTGGACCAATTGTTGGACCATAACCGGTCCGGAGACGTGCTTCTTGATCGTGACCGAATCGTCGTGGTGGAAGCTGACGGTAATAAACCCGTGGGTACGCTCGTATGGCGTCCTGCGGGATTCATACATGAATTTCACTGCGGGGTGGGTCTCGCGAGTCGAACCATTGCGTCCACGCTAGCGGGGTTCGCCAAATTCGACGCGCTTCGCCCCGGCATAAGTCATAGGATACGGGACGCCGTCTTCCTAGTTGACAAGGACAACGCGCCCATGTTACGCTACGTGCGAGATATGGGTGCCGTGGAACAGAACGGCATCATTTTCACGTTAAGACTCGACGCGCCAGCGAGGAAACCTGATGAAGATAATGGATAGACTCGGTAACGAACTACGCCCCGGCTGTACGTATCACTTCAAGCCGCTTGATGCTCCAGTCACGCTCAAGGACGTTCAGACGCCCGGCGTGATCGATAAGTCGCAGCCGGGCCGCATCATATTGGAAGTAACAATTCCGTTCATGCCGGACAAGGAAAACAGAGACGTGTTGTTCCCGGACCTGATGCAGGTTGTGCACCCGCAGGAGACCGCCAAGGTCCAGAGCATCATCGACAGTGTCAAACGGGCAACAGGTTCATCCGGCAAGAAAGCAGGATAAAGTGCCGACAGGCAACCGCATTATGGACAACAAGGGGGCCGGATTCCGTGGTAATCCCGCCGATTTCGGTTCCTCCGCTTCATCCGGCCAGCGCGGTGGCTGGGATTCTGAGCAGGACCCTGCTGCCGCCATGGGTGGCGGGTCGATGCTCTCGTCCCAGCTTCCGGGCAACCCGCACAGTACGCGGGGGTTCCGCAAGGCGCTTGAGAAGACCAGCAGGACTTCCGGTGGCCTCAAGAACCAGATGCCCGACAAGGTCACGTTTGGCGGTAAGGGATACAAGAAGCCAAACTACTTTGCGCAGGGTGGCAAACGGCATGGCATGCACATCAGCACCGGCGCACCGCACACGTCCGGGGGCCAGCAGGAAGGCGCAGACGCAGGCGGAAACTGACAGTGGACTTATTCGGCATCAAGTCGCGTGACTCCGAGATCGCCCATTTGAGGCGGCAGCTTACTTATGCCAACGAGCGTGCCAACCGTCTCATTGAGGCGCTCGCCGCCAAGTCAGGCTATCCCATCATAATTCCAGATATGTCGCCTGAACCAGACGTCGTGCCGGTGGCCGAAGTCGAATACTCAAGTGGCCAAAAGAAGACCATAACGGCGGCTGACGTGGCCAAGGCGGAAGAGTCGCTGTGGCGATATGCTCGCGGCCCGTCCATCGCTTCACCAGTACAAGTTCCAGCGCCAGATTCAAAATCCAAACTTAAAGAGGAGAGTAAGCAATGAGAGATAAGTACCGTATTACGACAGCGCTGGCGGGTCTTTTGTGTGCCCTCGCCATTATGTTTGTCGCGACTTCCCATGTTCGTCCTGCCCACGCTCAGTTTGGACCAACGTCCGTTCCGGGATTCGTGGGCGCGAACAACTCTACCGCCAACGCCGCAATCGGGACCAGCGGTACCGTCACCAACCCGGCGTCCAACTTTACCATTCAGGTGCAGGGCGGGCCGATTTACTGCAACGGCAGTCAGGGTACGATGGCGACGTCAAATCTTACCTTGCCTGCTAGCTCCACGCGACTGATCGTGTTTAATTGCCCGCAGGAGCTTCTGTATGCCAAGGGTGCGGTGACTGGTCCCGGAACTTCTTCTCCTGATCAGCCCGGTGTACCCGCGTCCCTACTTTATGCCGTGCCCGGTGTCGAAGTACCCATTGCCACCGTCGTGTGCAACGCTACGGCTTGCGGCAACGGCGGCAACGGCTCCATCACCGATGCGAGGCCGGTTGGCTTGTTCCCTGCGGGCACAATGGTTAATTCGTCCACCTTTGCGAATTTGCCTACCGTACCTGATGGAACAGTCATAACCTGCACGTCGTGCACTCAGCCAACCACTGGGTCCGCGACCTGCACAACCGGCGCGGCAGTCGTTCTTGCGGCCCGCGTCGGCGGCGCTTGGCGCTGCTTCTAGAATAACAAGTCTTTCGCTTTTCTGGAGGCGTCCATTGGGCGGTCTACTCGCAGCTGTACGAGGCGGTTCTAAGGGTCTGTCTGCATCCGGTCAACAGGATAACGTTGGCGGGGGCGGCGATAAACCTTCGCAGGACCGCCTCCAGTACATCGAGGACCGCTGGACGGACTTAAAAAATGCCTACATTGTTTACCATCAGGCCATCTGGCAATCCCTTCTATTTTATGCTAACCAGTCTTGGATTGACTGGGACGATGCTCGTAAAGTCTGGTATCCTCTCACGCCATCCGATGATTGGGTTCCTCGTCCTCGTATTAACCGTTTCTCTCCCACTGTTGACGCTGTTGCTAGTAATATTTATCGTATCCCAGACGTTGAAGCGACGGCGGTACCACCGGACGACCCTCGAGCGAATATGGTCGCGGAGATAGCGACAAAGTTAGCCGAGTATTGTCTGGAAAAGGAAGGGCTGCAGACGCCGAAGGACATGCAGGACGACAAGGCGGGCGCGGCGGCTCAACAGTTCGTCTTGTGTGGCGGCGTATTCACGATAATTCGGCCAATCGACAAGGTCGTAGGCCAATCCCCGCGCAAGTCGGCTCAGAAGGCACAGGCGTTCACGTGTCCGAATTGCGACAAGTACACGGTGATGCCGATCGGGATGGACGCGCCGAAGTTCTGCCCGAATTGCGGAAATTCCGTTGACATGACCGAGCAGGAAATCGTCGCGCAGGACCAAGGCGAGGATGGCCAGCCCGCTACCGACGACGTGCACGAATATGAATTGACCATCGATATCGGCAACAACCTGTGGGCCTTCCCCCGCGCCGGTTCCGGTTCGATGGACGACTCGCCGTTCATGCTGTGGGCGCAGCGCCAGACGCTTGACTCCATCTATTTCAGGTGGGACAAGTTCGAGGCTGAACCCGACGCCGAATGGCCGGATGGGTACAGTGTCACTTATGAACATGCTATGGCGTTCTGGTACACCGGTTATAGCTCGTCTACTATGCAGGTCAAGGACTCCTGTATGGTTCTCGAAATGTATGTGCCCCCCGGAAAAGTGAAAGACCACCCCGATGGATTCTATGGCGTGCGCATCAACGGCAAGATTGCCCACGACGAGGACTGGAAATTCCCCCTCCACCCGCTGACGATGGGCAAGTACCTCAACTTGCCTACCATATTCTTCGCAAGGTCCGTAGCGTTCGACCTCGTGGAACTGCAACGCGAGCTAAATTCCTACGAGTCGGTCATCAAGCTGCATTCGATGGTTGCGGCGGTTGACCCGATTGTCATCGACGCAAACACGATTGTCGGGGAGATCACCGGACGCTCCGACAAGGTCATAAAATGGCGGTCGATTGGACCAAACAGTGAGCCGCCGCACCGTATGGGGAGTGGGCACCTCGACGACGGCGTCTACAAGCAGCGCGACAATCTCCATGCCGAGTTCCAGAACGTATCGATGGCGGTTAATGCGTTCAGGGGGGAGCAGGAAGGCGCTATCACGGCGTCGTCGGCCATTTCGCAGCTTCGGTCCCAAGCCGAATTAATGTTCTCGAAGCCTGTCGGCAACTGGAACGGGTTGTGGTGCGAGACCATTCGCAAGTATGTCGTATTCATGCAGTTCTATATGACCATCCAGCAGCTTGCCGCCATCGTCGGACCCGGTTACGAACAGGAGATCATGGAGTTCAAACGCGCCGACCTATCCAAGGTGACCAAGTGGGTCGCCAGTTCGCACGGTCTGCCGCGTACCCGCGACGAGCGCCGTCAGGAATTGATGACGATGTGGGACAAGGGTGCACTCGATATCAACCAGCCTTCGGTCCGGCAGGAAATATATGATCTGTTTGGCGAGACCGGTATGAACAAGGCATTCAACAAGGATGCGACGAATGCAAGACTCGAGAACAACGCGATAAAGAACGGCGCGGGCTGGATGGCACCGGGCGTTCCCGGTCCCGATGGGCAGCCAGTCAGTATGCCGGTCCCCGGACCCAGCGGTCAGATCGTTCCGCCGATTACCCCGATGGTTGGCATCGAGGACCTTGAGGTCCACCTGTATTTCCACAAGGACCAGATCAAGTCTCAGGATTTCAAAAAGTGGCCGCCGCCCGCCCAGCAGGCTCTCATCATGCACACTCTGGACACCGACAAGCAGCTTAAGCTTCAGATGGCGCAGATGATGAGTTTCCAAGCAGCGGGAGCAGGTAAGCCACCGGGCGGCAAGGATGAGAAGCCGGGGGCGGCGACAGGTGGGGCGGGTCCGAAGCAGACGCCGACGCAGGCGCAGACGAACGGGAACTCTGGGGCGACCGAGTCACAAGGAGCGGGGGCATGAAAAAATTTTTACTACTATTCGCACTGTTGTTGACGCCCTCACCGCCCGCGCCTACCACCGTTACCGGTGTCGGCGTGCGCGACACGAACGGCAATTTCTACTCCAACGGCACCATATCGGCCTTCATCGTGCTCAACTCTGGGCAGCCGTTGCCAGCCGGTGCCACATTGTCCAGTGGCCCCTTCCCTCTCGACAGTACGGCGTCGTTCAGCATATCCGTATTCGGTCCGGCGTCGTACCAATTCACGGTCTGCGGCACCCCGGTTAATATCGGTCCCCGCGCCAACGCCATCCCTAATTCCGTGTGCTTCACGACCGACTCGATACTGATAACGGGAGGGTCGCAGGACATAACGGCCAACCTGAATGCTGCAGCCAAGATACTAGGACCGGCAGTCGGTTCAACGAGCGTGGTGCTCCCAAATACCAACTTGCCGTGTGCGTCCTCGATGTCGTTCCCGGCCACCGGGAACAACGCCTACAGCGTGTCCCTGACTTGCAGCGTGACAAGTTCAGCCGTGACGGGTACGCCGACCAACGGCAACCTTTTGAGTTTGGCGCTTATACAGGATGGTGTGGGCGGTCATCCATTCACCTTTCCTATCAATTTTATTCTTCCTCCTTCCTATACGTTCCTAACGGCCCCGTTGGCCGAGAACGACCTTACCCTGCGGTTCGACGGCATAGCATGGAAGCTAATTTCCAGTAGTAGTGGTGGAGGCGGCGTGCCGGGCGGCGTTCCCGTACAGACGCAGGTTAATGCACCCGGTAACGTATTCGGTGGGGCTGGCTGCCAGTCGTTTGGTGATAAGGATACGGGACCACAGAACAACGACTGCGATAACCACTTCAAAGGACCGAATCCGTATGTTGACCCGATGCGGTATGGGATGCGCGGCCTGAATAGTTTTACGGCAATTCCTGCCGTGGCGGGCATCACGGGAACGATAAACAGCGGCAGTGCGTCACTGGCCGTATCTACCGCGTCCTGCTCATCTCAAACCGGTAACGTCTGCTTCGTAAACGGCGACGGTATCGTAGTAGTTGGTGCCGGTGCGACAGAGACTATGACAACGCCGGTCATCGCGTCGGTCACTCAAAGTAACCCATCTGGCCCTGATGGAACCAACACTGTTGTAACCGGCCCGAGCGGCGGTTCGACTTACAACTACCGGCTCATCTCCGCCGATAAGGGCCGCGGCATGACCGTGGCCAGCGCAACCTTCTCGATCACTACTGGTCAGGCGTCTCTCGGCAAACAAACCGTATCAATCACATCTTGCTCTCGCTCTGGCGTTACTGTTACCTGCCTTACCGCTGCGCCGCATACGATGGCTGTGGGTACGCTCGTCTATCTAGGCCAAATGAGCGATGGAACATTCGCGGGCTGGTACAGGACGGCCACTGTTCCCGACAATACGCACTTCACCTATACCAGCGGATTTGATACAGCTTCCGGGGCTTCTGTTTCAGAGACGGGTGGAACCGCTCTTTGGAAGAACGAGAATTTCATTCAATGGGTTCATCCAGCGACCGGAGCGGCACCTCAGCAGTACATCATCTGTTCCGACCGTGGGGGAGCGGGATTCGTTCCAATCGGCATCAGCAAGGTAGATAACAATGCCATCAGCGCTACAGACCTAGCGCTCGGGTTCGACGACCTTGGCTCGCCAATGATGGACAACTTTGTGCTGCCGTACTGGGTGCCCGCCAACGCCTGTACGACGGGCACCCCGCAGAACGATGAACTCGTTACGACAATTCTTAGCGGCGCGGGAACGACAACACTGACGCTCGCGACGACGGCAACCAATTCCGCAACTACCTCTCCAGTTCTATTGGACAATGTTCCTAATTTCCTGACGGCGGTCACAGCCGCAGGAGCGGGTCCAGTCAACATCCCCCTGCGCAATGGGACATTCGTATTCAACTCCTACATGGTGATGCCTGCGCAGCATAACATCTGTCAGGTTGGCACTATTCTCATCAACGACACGGTTGAATTGGTGTCGGGCGGTCGCTGGTCAGGCGAATGTCCTCCACAGAACAATTCCGTGCAATCATTCGCATGGGAAAGTCATCCACTGGTAAACGTGGGTCCCGCCTACCCAGGTTTCTACCAGCGGTCTTCAGTAATCGGAATTCATGCTCTTTCATTTCAATCGTTCAGTGGTAATCAGAAAGTTCTAGTTCAGCAAGACGGAACAGCGGTACCCAGCGGAACGATGAGTGACCTGAATTTCAGTCTCGCTGGCTCTAACGAATATACCGGCATGGGCCTGTTCATGCGCGTGGCGGGAATCAACGATCCTTCTACTGTCGTGATGAACGGTAAATTTGCATTCATCGGGGGAAGTGGTGACGGAAGTCAGGGGTCCAGTTCGGCTCCTCTTTTCTATAATCAAGGCGGCTCGATCATACTGGATAACATTTCGTTTGCCCATCGCGGCATCGCGTTCAAGGCCGGTAATAGCGGGGCGGGCTATGCGGTTGTCAAAAATACCTACGAAAATGGCGGGGTATCTCCGTTAGTAATGTATGTCGGTGTGGGGGGAATAAGTACATCATTTCATTTTGGTCTGGTGCAGATAGATACCGTACCGCAATCTCTATTCGTGAACTTGAGTACGGGTAGTACTAAATTAATCATAGATGATCTGGTTTTTCCTCCGTCATCTGATGGTACAAGTCAACCACCAACCGTTAGCGGTTTTGCGATGCCGTTAACAGGCAGTACGAACGGTCCCGGTTACAACAACGCCATTTCCGGCAGCAACTTCACGAACAACGAAGTAAGCGTGTACGGCACGACAGGGTCAATTGGGTATGCACTGCCTACCCCGCTCGCACCAACATCATGCGCTGTTTCCGCTGGCGGCGGCGTCCCAATAGCTTCTAATGTTCCGTACTCTATTGTGGCGATAGACGCGAATGGTAACTTTTCCCCTCCAAGCGCGCCATGCCTTGCGACAACGACTTCTGGGCAGCAGACGGTGACAATCGTGCCTCCGGCTAGACCAGTAGGGGCGGTAACGTATCAGGTGGTAAGGGGCGCTTCGCAGCAATTCGTTAACGTTGGGGCAACCCGATGGACTTCTAACATCGTTGACACGTTCGGATTCACAAGCGGGGGTGTTCCCAATTCAGCTGGTCAGCAATCCGGTCTCAGCATCGGCACTGTCGTTGCACCTCAGGTAATAGTCACTGGCGGGGGCTTCAAAGATACGATCAATTTCCCCGGCACCGCAGACCGCACATTAAATCTACCCGACGCCAATCCAGTTTTCCCGACCATCAGCGGCATAGTTCCTACAAGCGGCTATCAGAACTCTGCTTATGACAATTTCAACCGCGCGGATGGCGGCCTTGGCGCTAACTGGACGAGTTTCCTGCCAAGCGCCACGTTCATTGCTCCGGCCATCGTCAGCAATCAATACTCCTTGAACACCAACGGAAAAGCGATGATGGCTTTCTGGGGCGCAAATACCTTTGCAAACGATCAGTTCTCGCAAATAACCGTTACGGGGGACATTTCCGCCAATTCGACACACTTCGCATTGGTCAGATTCTCAGCTAGTGGCGGATACCATTGCACGCTATCGTCTGGAGCAAACGCTTCTCATATCGGTAAGCGCGACAATACCGGGTTTTTGACGAATCTTACCAACGTAACGCTAACTCCCGCTGCGAACGATTTAGTTCGTTGCGAAGCAGTAGGAACTACCATCAATTTCTACCAGAACGGCGCGCTGGTATCCAGCGTAGTGGACGCGACATTCGCAAGCGGAGCACCCGGCTCCGGGATGTTCATTAATGCGGCGGTCACAACTTCACTAGACAACTGGAGCGGCGGGAACCTTCACCCCATCAGCCAACTTGATGCTGAACAGGATTGGACACAGTCTCAGCACATACTTTGCGCTCTTACCCTTGGTCCCACGAATCCCATCGCTGGTGCGTTGGCGTGCGGTAATCTTTATGCTACACAGGTGAACTCGACAGCAGGGGTAGCTACGGGTTCAAATCCACCTGCCTGTGTGGTGGGTACCGCAGGATTCTGGTGCGCAACGGAGGGTACCGAATTTACAAACGCAGCCGGGGCTGCTGGCTTGTACCCGGACAATACCGCCCACGAGTTTTTCGGCAAGACAAACGGTGCTACTACTAAAGGTATGATGGCGAGGGTACAGCCCGGTGTCATAAACCAAACCGCTCAGACGGCGGCGATAGGTACCGCGACGTTATGCGCCTCTGCGGCGGGCGCATGCAACACGGCAGGTCAATACAAGGTCCACTTCAACTTTTGGGGCAGCGGTACGGCGTGCTCAAGCGTCACGGCGGGGTCGGTCACGTTTCTACTTACGTGGACGGACGAGAACGCGGTCACGCACACAGCGGTGGCGCTGCAAATGCAGGCGCAGACCGGGGCGGCCACTACGGCGCTGCAGGCTAGTTTCCCGTTCCAGACGGCGCTAGCGAATGAATCGGCATCAGGCGACTACGTCATATCGACAAACGGAACCGTGATTCAGTACGCGACGGGTTACACGGCCTGTACGACCGGCACCGGAACCTACAACCTTCGCGCTGACGTGATGAGGCTACAGTGAAGCGGCTACTACCGTTACTATTCTGGTTGCTGGCGGCCCCGGCGTTTGGGCAAGTCTATACGCCTCCGCCACACGACGCCCAGTTTGGGCTTAACGCGCTGCCGTGCACCAACACCAGCACGACGCCACAACTCGTGAACTGGGTGGACGGGCACGGCACTACGCATCGCGCCTTTTGTACCCCGTCCGGCCATATCGTCGCGTTCTATCGTGGCTGGTTTGGCATAGACCTGAACCTAATCGGCTCACAGGATGAGAACAGTACAACAATCGCGACTTACGCGACAGGGGTAAGCGGGAAATACGGAAGCGGTAATACGGCGCAGTGGGCCATATCTCAAGTGAACTTAATGGAGTCGTTCGGCGGGAACGGTCTCTTCACCTACACCAACAACAACGCCCTACC